TCAGACCCGGTCGAGCTTAAGCACCCACCCCACCCGGATAAGCCCCGGATTGCTTTTCAGCGTCGGATATCTGTCGGAATTGAGCGCCACGATCCGCGCCACCGTGGTTTTGTGCTTTCTCGCGATCTTCGAAAGATTGTCTCTCCTCACCACGCGGTATTCGGTGTACGGGTCGGTCAGCTTGGCCACATCCCTCCTGAAATCAGCCATTGTCAGCCTGAATTTTCTCAGCCAGTGGTCAATGTCCGCATGATTCGACGCGTACCCCAGCTTCGCCGCCTCCCGGTGCGATATCACCGAAGAGGGCGAAAGCGAGTACTCCCGGCAAAGCTCCGCGCACAGCTTCACAGCCTCGTTGTATACCGCCGTGAAATACTCCCTGTCGTCAAGCCCGTCCTCGCATATCTCAAACTGAATATGAGCGTGCGGCGCATAGTTGTACGATCCCTTTTTCCCGCGCCCGCACCCCCAGCAGCAGATGTCCGTCGGAAGCGTCTGCACGGTCCCGACACTCCCGTCAGCCAGCTTTCCGATAAAAAAGTGCGCACTCTTCTTCACCGAAGCACGGTTCCACGAATTTCCGTACCGGTTCACCCCCAGCTTCTCAAGCAGCGCAGCCCTGTCCGGATCGTCATCGGAGGGCTGAACATACCTTTTCAGCGTCGGGTTGTCAGCTCCCGTCGAGTGAACGATTATCCCGGCAGGGACCATCCTCTCTGCGGCTCTGTAACTCCCGTTCCCGTAAAGAAAACACTTTTCAGCTTTCATCTTCACCGTCATCCTTCCCGTCATCTCCGCTCTCGTCGTCGGAAAGCGAAGCGTCATCGTCTTTTTCTCCCCCGGAGGCCTTCGGAGGAAGATTCATCACCGCGGCAAGTCCGGCGGCGACCGACGACACCGCAAGCCCGAGAAGCACCGTTTTAAGCACTCCGAGATCGGTTATCCCCGACGTCGCACAGACAAGATTTGCCGCAATATATGCCCCCGCCGTCTGAACAAACGTCCGCAGGGCTCTTCTGAGCATTTCCTTCATTTTATAACTCCCTTTTCTGCGGCATAAGACCGGCAGAGATGCCCCGCCATGCCGTAGCCGGGGCATCCGCGGAGACATCACCGCAGTCAGCGCGGCTGCCCCCTACCTTCAAGCATATGATTTATCACCCGTATCTGTTCCTCCACGACCGGCATCCTCCGCGCAAAGTTGTTGTGCTCTCTGACCTCTCTCGTCAGCGCCGCGATCTTTTCCTCCGTCACCGCCTGCCTTTCGCGTATCGCCGCCTGTGTTTTCCGCGAGGAGAGAATGCAGGTCACAATGTTCCCGGCAAGCGCGAATATTCCGGTCAGCAGTGCCGTAAATACCGCCTCCGTCATGTCCCGCTCACCGCCCAGCTGTGATATTTGAGATACCCGTCGTGAAGCGTCACCTCATAAACCGTGTCTGCCTGAATGTCAATGCTCCCGACAGTACCGGCAGGAAGCGTCAGAACCGTCGGAGTGCTTCCGGAGGTGAACCTGAACCGGTATTCGCTCACCTTCCCGCTCTCCCCTCCGATAAGCCGTATCTCAAGCGTGGCCATCTTCGGAAATACATAATAGCATCCCGGCGCCAGCAGCGGACTGACCGCCTCCGCAGTCATGGTATACTCCGGCACGGTGCCGAGCATTTCCGCCATCTCCCCGACAGAGGAGATCATCCCGCTCAGCTCGCTGACCGCCGAATCGACATATTCCTTTATAGCGCGGTTCTCAACGGGATTTTCGCTGTTGTCGGAAAGGCCAGAGTCAATGACCGCCCCGGCGCCCGATTCCCCCTGCGGGATCACAAAGTCAAATATGACCCGGCTCCCGTCCTGCGTCACGGTAACATCGGCAAGGCTCCCCGGAGCACCCGTCACGACCTGCCCCACCTCCGCATTTATGTCCTCTTTAAGGACTACCGCCTCCGCAAACGAAAAGCGGAAAGCGTTGTCGTTGAATTTCATGTTTTCCCCCTTTCAGCTTCCGAGCGGATACTTCTTCAGCACCGCGATCCGCCGGATCTCCGAGATGAATATCTTCCCCTCGCCGGAGACCAGCCGTATCTGTATCTCCGCCGGCACCGAAGCCGTGAATTTCAGTGATTCCGCCTCGCTCATCGTGAACGAAACCTCGTTCCCGGAAAGCGTAAGCGAATCCTTCGCCCTGTCAAGCACAACGCTGCCGTTCTGGGCAAAATAAATGTCGATATCCGTGTATGACGACACGTCGGCGGGAAGCGTGAATACAAATGTCGGCGTGCTTCCTCTCGTCATTCCGCATCCCCTCCGATCCTTGCCATCCGGTCAAGCCGCATCTTTCCGTAATCGAAGAATTCCGCGGCGATATAAGTGACTATGTCGCACAGCACGCAAATGTCCGGCTCCCTCTCACCGAATATCCCGTCGACAGCCCCGTCGCCGAGTATACCGTCAATCGCCCGCTCAAGAAATTTCACCGTGACCGACGACCTGTTTCCGTCCTTCGTCAGTACCGAAAGCCTCACCGCCTCTTCGGCAAGCGCGACGAGCGTGTCCGACAGCCCGGACGTCGCATAAAGCCTGAATTCCTTTCCGTTGATGCACAGCGGAATGACGCAGTCAGGTATTTCAAGTCCTTTGGTATCAGCTGCTGTCATGTTGTTCCTCCTTCATTTGTCTTGCTTTTCACGGTCTCCCCGTGTACTTCAATGTGGTGCAGCCTGCGGGTGCCGGAGAACCTTTTCGTCACCGACACCGAGGTCATCGCATCCTCCGGCGGCACCGCAGCGTCGGAGAAGCCGTAAACAAATCTGTCGCCGGCACTCACCGTGAACGCATTCCCGGCACCGGCAAGCGGGGGGAAATCCCACGGCAGTACATAGACAAGCTCCCTTTTCCCGTATATCGGGATGTAAAGCACGGCAGTGTCCTCCCCGGTGTCCTTCACGGTAAAAATGCACTTCACCCGCTCAATCACCCTGCGTGCGCAGGTCTCCCCGCTCCCGGTTTTAACAGTGTGCCAGAGCGTGACCGTGTCACGGAACGGCGATACGCTCATTCTTCATCACCCCCGTAAACACAACGGGACATATACCCGCCTTTTCTGAGGATTGCAAGCGTCATCCCCGAAACCGGTATGCCGCCAATCGAATAGCACCGCTTCTCGTTCGAAACATAAGGTGTCCCGATCGAATAATCGCCAAGCTTCTCGTCGATCCCGGAGGTGACCGCCGCCAGCCCGCTCAGCGCATCGCTCCCGCCCTGCGAGAACAGCGTTTCCGCCTCATAGGCAGCCGCCCTCCGTATGCTGTCGGTCACGGTGCTTACCGGCCGGGATACAAGAATGCCGATAATGTCCGTCGCCGCCGAGGCAAGCGCATCGAACTCGCTCTCCGGTATCAGGCTTCCGCCGAACCCGGAGACGTAATATTCGTAATTTATATAACTCTCCAAGCGTCACATCCTCCTCCTCGTAAAGCCGCTTTCTCCGGAGCCTCCAAAAGGAACCGCCTCAGACGGGGCAGAGAAGTACGGCTTTTCACACTTTTTTCCGGCAAATGCCGCAGGATCGTTCTCCCGCATTACGTCGATGGCGGCATAAATGTCGTTCCCCGCCTCAAATTCCTCCCTCAGCACCGCCGCAGCCGTCTCTCCGGCAAGAACCGAGGAAAATCCCGCGTCGTCAACCGCCCTTGCAATGACCGAGCCTATCAGACGGCTGTATTTCTCCTCACTCTCGGAAAGCCCGCCGTCAAGCTCCGAGATCCGCCTCTCAAGCTCCGGTATCCTCTCCTTAAGCGCATCGCACTGCTCCTCAAGCATATCGCACCTCTGCTTCATTGCCCCGATCCCCCGGCCGTACTCAGCCATAACGGCATCGACCGTATCCTTTTCCAGCCCGAGGCTTTCAAGAAATTCTCTTTTCATCCCTGTCATCCTTTCTGCTTTCGCCATACCATCTTTCGCGGAATACTTCCGGAGAGATTATCCCCGCCTTCACATCCTCGCGTTCGTTTTCCCTGTCGGTGACCGAGTCGGTAAGCACTCCGTCGCCGAACGAAATATCCGCCGTGACCCCGCCGTCAGCCAGCCCGTAAAGCTCCGCAAGACTGCCGCAGGCAAGAACCAGCCTCTCAAGCGCATTCCCGAGCGACCTCTGAATGTCGCAGACCGTCGAATATGTCCTCTGCCGCATCGACCGCACCTCGGTAGCCGTCCGCGCGATCTCCGACGGGTCGGAAAATGTCCCGCGTGCTATCCCGCAGGCATCCTCCACCGCCATGATTATCCGGTTCATCCCGTTTATGAACGACTTGTCTCTCAGCGCAGGCGAAAACGTCGAAAGCAGCTCCGCAGACGAACTGCACGCATCAAGCGCATTGCTGCGGTACAGCCGTTCCTTCCCCGGAGGAAGCTCCGGCTTCCCGTCACGCCCGGTCCTGAAGGCATCCTCGCTCGCGTCAACCGCAAGCTCACCGCCCTCAAATTCCCATAACAGCCGCCCGAACTGAAGGTCAGCCTGCTTGATAAGCCCCTCCGCGCGCCGGAATACCGGAACCCCAAGCGGCGAGGACGGTGAAAACGCATTTCCCAGCGGAATACCGAAATACGCAAACAGCGGAGCACCAAGTCCGGCAATGAATACATCGGGTGTTATCCCCGCCCAACCGTCAACAGAGGAAAGCGGAACCTCATCTCCGAGCCCGTATCCCCGGTCGGAGCGGTATGCCCGGTTTGTCACCATGTACCCTCCGCCGGCCCTTCTGTGAGTCTCGATCCTCGTGTAAAACTGCCCGCCGTCCCGGAAATAATACAGAAACGCGCAGTCGGTGATCTCCCCCGCGCCGTCTGTCCCGAGCGGAATAAAATCAAACGGCAGAATGCACTCGCAGGACAGCGCCTTCCCGTCATACCCCGGCTTGAACATCACCCCGCCGGTCGCACAGGCATATTCGGTATATATCCTCAGCCGCGACAGAAACGGCGACAGCGCATTTTCAAGAAACCTTCCCGCGCGGCTTCTCTGAAACCCGCAGGAAAACTCGGTAAGCGTCAGCCGCGCCAGCTCCGACGATATCCCGGATGCCAGCTCCAGCCCGCATCCCCCGTTACCCAGCCACGGCGCCGCCCTGCGGTAAATGTCAAAGCTTGCGGCAGCAGCCCTCATCTCCTCCGGCGAAATTATCCCGCAGGGTATCACCGCAGAGTCCGGAACCGGCATACCCCTTCCGATAAGCCGGTGAAACGTGTCAATTATCTTCAATCTGAATCCTCCTGTTCTGTACCTTCCTCCCCGCCGCAAAAAACAGCGGGGAGGCTTTCGATACCGCCGCACACCGGCGGCTCTTCATCAGGTCATCTGTTCATGTGACCGCCTCAGGTCCCCGCGGCAGGCTTCACTACAAAGCTGATACCGTCGGAGCGGTTGTTGAGGATAAATACATCCTCAAAGCTCTCCTCATAGTAAACATACTTTCCGCCGGTCGAAGCCGAAGGCTCATCAAGGCAGGCAAACTCGTATGATACCGGAGTGATGACCGATTCCGGATGTATAAGAAGCATTTCGATCTGCTCCGCATTATTTGCCGGCTTCCATCCGTCGGTGAAGTCGTAAACCGTTTTCATAAGCGAGGACGGAACCTCAACGACCGAAACACCGTCAAGCACAGTCACCGTGCGGTTGACCTCCCCGCCGCAGTTTCTCACATCAAGCGAACGGCTCACCGATGCCGATGACTTCAGCAGCTTTATAACCGCCGGTGTCACATAAAGCACCCTTCCGCATACCGGAACGCACATATCGGTCATGTCCGCCATCATGTCGTCGAAGAGCGACAGTACGTTGTCCGCCGTGACCTCTGTCTTGAGCGGCTGAAGACCGAGCGCGGTAAAGTCGCGGTAGATCTTGCTGACCGTGTATGCGTCCATTTCAGGGAACTTATGTTCGTTATTGAAAACCTGAGTGATGTTGCTTATCGACGCCGCATAGTCGGTCTGGTCAATGTCCTGCGGATGAATGAGCGTGCTCCACTTTCTCTGGTTGGTAAGCGGCTTTTCCTCCCACATATTCTCATAGTTTCTTCCGGGAGCGCTTATCGAGTCGCGGTCAACGTCGGTTCTTCCCGTGGTGTTGATCACCGGCAGTTCAATAGTCTTTCCGTTCCTGAAGCGGTATCTCCCGTTGTTCGGAGTCGCATAAAGCGCACCGAAATTGAGCGTGTAGGGAAAGGCCTGAGCCAGCCTGTCCGAGTATACCTTTGCATAATTGAGTTCTTCCATGTTTTGTTTTCTCCTTTTTGATAAAAAATATAGTTTTTTGCCCGATAAGCCGCGGGCAGGGCATATATATAATCGCCGGCAGTTTTTACACCGCAGTAACGCCGCGGCACGCGATCTCCCGGACGGCGATATCGTATTATAATTCCGCGCATAAGCGCATATATTTATCTTGGCTGAGGCTGACTGTCGGGGTTTGATTTGGCAACAGAGATTTTCCGACATCGTCAGAGCCAATCCGTTTTTCTTTCTCCGGAGAAAGAAAAACTTAGAAAAAGAAAGAGCTGCAAGGGGGATACCCCCTTAACCCCCGCTTAAGGTGGCGACACCACAACCGCATGGGGAATCAGCGGGGAGGATGGGGTACAGGCCGCACAACGCGGACAGGTCAAAGCGCGGACTGTTAAACGTCCTGCCGCGAACTGAATAGCCTTCCCCTCCGAGGGGAAGGTGGCGGCGAATGCCGCCGGATGAGGTGTAGCGCGACAGCGCGTTACGAAGCATAAAGTAACTTTTTCGCCGGTAAACGGTTCCGCAAGCGGAACCTACACCTCATCAGTCAGCTGACGCTGACAGCT